CTCACAGAGGCTTAGGTAGTGGTCCAGCGGTTCGTGCCGCGCCTCGTAGTAGTCGATAACGCGGTGCTGACCGGCGATGGACTGAATGAACCAGACGGCCATGATGTCCGAGTCCCCAAGATCCCAACCGCATCGGACCACAACGCCGGGAGTGTGCTGGACTTGGCCGATACGTCCCTGAGATTCCGCTAAGCGCAACTGAACCGCGTAGACGGATCCGGTGATGTTGCGTTTCGGCTGACCCAAGTAGACGTGCGCGAATTCGTCGGGGTCTTCCCGCTCCATCTGCGCTCTTTCCGTGTCCAAGACCTTTGAGCGCCACGGATTGTCTTCGTAGTTGATGACAATCTCGATGAAGCCGGCATCAGGTGGCCGCAGGACGGTCTTTTGCCATGTTGGATCCGTTTCCAGCGACGGATTCCACGTTAGCCAGATCTCAGAACCCTCACGCCGGACAGTGGGCGGTACCTTGCGCCAGCTATCGGAACTCATGGTCTGCGCTTCCTCGACCCAGACAATGGTCGCGCCTTCGAGCGATTTCAACGCGTCGGGGTTTTTCAGCCCGCGGAAGACGATTTCAGTTCCCGTTCCGCGGTGCCTGAGCAGCGCCTTCTCGATGTGCCAGTGCTGCGTCATGCCGAGCGCTTCGATCTGGTCGCAGAGCAGCCGGTAGACGGAATCCTTGATAGATTCCATCGTTTCCCGGCAGCAGACGATAAATTCCTTCCCGCTTGCACCTTTTTCGAGAAGCGCCCGCGCCACGCCCCAGCTCTTCCCTCCGTCGCGCCCGCCGCGGATAGACTTCCAGCGTGCCGGCGTGAACAATGGCCGGAGCTTCGCCGGGAATTGGACTGTCATTGCGGCTCCACGAATTCCAGCCGGTGCGTTACCTGGACCGCGCCGCCGTCCGGCCCGCTGAGCGTGGTCGCTTGCGCTGGCTTCGCGATACAGTAGCTGCCAAGATCTCGCGCAGCCCCCAGAACCGCCTGAGCGTTCCGCAGTGGCTTGCGCATAATCCGCGCGGTCACCAGCAGAGCTTCACGCTCCAAGTGGAGCTTCAGAGCCGCGGTGTCCATCGACTCGAGGTCTGAGATGTCCGCCGGCGTGTCCGCGTCATCAGCCTTCGGTGGATGCGGATTCTCTCGATTGTTGCGCCGGAACGCCGGGGAACTGCCTACTCTGCCCATGCCCACATTGTACGCCAATCGCGCAAAGTTGACACGTCACCTTAAAATCGCTACGCTTAGAGCGTCTCGCGCCCCTCAGTACTAGTTACCTCTACTACTGAATAGTTCTGGCCCTCCCGCGTTGCGGATCACCAGCGGCTGGTTGTTGGGGCTTTTCCCCTATCCACCGAGGCGCACGGCTTGCCCTACTTCCCGCAGGGGCAAAACCGGCGGAACGCGAAAACGGACGCCCTGAAGCTTTTTCTCCTCCCCCCACTGAAGTTTCTTCCCTCAACCATTTTTCCCATCTCTCCCGCTCTTCTCCCCTCACCCTTTTTTTCTCTTTCCCTCACCGCCCACCAGTTTTCGCCTCATGCTGTTTCGCCCGGGCATGAGATCGCAGCTTGCGGCCCTGGACTGTTTCGCTTTCCTGAATTGTTGCTTACCGCAAAAAAAAGATCGTGAATGTTAACTGCTCCATTGCATTAACTAAGCCGCATAGCGTATAATTAGGTATATGGTAATTGGTTCTGTAGTGACAAACTGGCGCGGGCAAGTAGGCATTTTAACCGGCTTTTCGGTGGAGCGCTTCAGCTCCTCCGTTGATAGCCGGGGCGACGTTTACCCGCTTGTCAAAGAAGGCCGCCTGCTGAAGTCTGGCAAGTTTAAGGCGTATTCCTGCCCAGATGCCGAATGGCATGGACCCCTCACCGTAATCACGAGCGCATAAAGGATTCAGACATGGAAAACAACGTACTCGCCTACACAGTAACAGGACATAGCAACAATGGGACAGGGCAAGCCTTGCAGGAAGTCGCAGAGTATCGCGGGCAGTTTGGCACCGAACAAGAAGCGAAATGGTTTGTACAGTCGCTGCAGTTGTACGGCACGCGTAAAAATGTGGTTTTCGACATCTCCGTCAAGGCGGTGGCGTGATGAACATGGCAAACGAAATACCTGCTCACTTTGGCAATGCGCTTTACGATGCATACCTTAACGACTTGCCAGAAACTGTGCAAACATTGGCGATTTTACAGGCAGCGCACCGCATGGTGGAGGCATCCGAACGAGGCCGCGTTTATCGCATTGCGTATTACGTCAGGGCCGCGCAGGCGGTGGCGTAATGGCCACGCCTCACACGTTCTCACCCGCCCAGGAAAACTACATGCTGGCAAAGGCCATCTGGGAAGCCGACACCGATCGCTCCGCCGATACGCTGAACCTGATGCGCGATGCAGCCTTCGGGCTGTTCGATTGGGCCACAGATACCACGCTGGCGAAGCACGGCACGCCTGCGGAACATAAAGCTGTCCGCGAAGCTGTTGCCAAGGTAAAGACCATGACGACCGTACAGCGTCACTGGATCGCATTGGTTGACCTCTGCATGAAACTGGAGGTGGCGGCATGAGCGCCACAATCGAGAACGCCTATCAGGCCAAGCGCGTGGAAGTTGCCGCGCTGATAGCCAAGCTGGTCCTGCTGATCGACCAAAACGAAGCCGCCAACCGCGTTACGCGCAACTGGTCGGACGTGGGCGACATGGAGCGGGTGTTGAGTGCGGTTCAGATTGCGGTTGACGTTCTGGAGGTGGCGTGATGAACATGGCAAAGCTGAAGCGAGATTTTGCGGCAAAAATGGCCGCGTCTGCCGTGATTTCAGTGGACTATCGCGGGCACGTTATCAGCGGGGTTGCTGGTCGGAACTGGTTTGTCAGTGAGTCCGGGCGCGATTGGGTAACGTTCTACCCATCTCAGGCCAAAGCAAAAGCCGCAATCGACCTTTGCTGGGAAACTCGTGGGGTGGCGGCATGATCCCCGCCACCGAACTCTCCGTCCTGCTCCCCTGCGGGCACTACCTGACGCAGGCGGAGTTGTTCCGGCTGTCTGCGCGCGTCATGGGGCAGCGCAGCGCCGGTATCTCGCGGGGACCGCGCCCAGGTACCGGACGGCCCGTAAAGTTGTCCCCCTGCCCGAAATGCGGGGCCCAGTTCGGGGTTGTGGCTATGCGGAAACACCGCTGCAAGTGAGTTTGATTTATTATTGCATATGCTATTGCGCTTAGCATTGCACTTTGCTATTATTGAGTTGTGGCAGACAGCCACTGAGGAGACGAAGATGACCAACGAAACGATTTTGGCGACGATCAGCACGGCAGTCGCGAGGTATCAATTTACCGCCCGCGATAATGGTTTGGCGATTGAGGTCCGCGACGGGAAAGGCCGTTTAGCCGGAACCGTGGCGGGTGGAGTTGTTACCCGCAAGCAGATTGGATCTCAGCAGTTGATGGGCGCTCTTGTCCGTGACGCTATCGTCAACGCGCTGAAGGCGGTCGCGTAATGGCCCGCAAAGGCTTCGCTGCTGTTGTTGAGTCCGGCTCATGCTCTGAGGATCGCGAGCGATGGGCGGAGCGCAGGAACTGCGGGCACCTCCACAAGACAGTGGAAGCGGCTGAGGCGTGCGGGAAACGCCAATACGCGCAAAAGTGGATCAACGGAAGCTGGCGGGCATCTGCCGCTTGGCACGGCTACACCGTGCATGACCAAGATTTGAGAAGGGCTTGCGCGTAGCCCGCGCTGAGGAGACGGAAATGACGATCACAGAAAAAACACAGATACAGGGCAGCACGATGAAAGAGCTAGTTGATCGGCTTGCTGCCATTGACGCAACAGCCGACTACTACGGGGGGCTGAAGTTGGACAACCTGCGCGAACACCACAACATAACCGACGAGATCCGGCGGCGTAAACTCCGCACGCGGATGGAAGCGATGTCCGCAATTAGCGCCACCATCGGCGACGATTCCCCGCGCCACAGATCCGCCGATCTGGCGTATGGCTCGCGCTGGAATGAGTACCAGCAATGAGCACCGCTCATTTGCCACCAGAGCGGCGAAGCGAGATCGCCCGCAACGCAGCCCTTGCCCGCAAGGGTGGGGGCAATCGTGGCCCTGCGCCCTGCCACTCACCAGACGACCCGACCTGCAAGCGTTGCCGCGCACGGGCGTCTGAGAAGCGGTGCCGCGCCGCACAAAAAAGTGGGTTGGTGCCGCTCAATTTTCTGCATCTCGACGCGCTCCATGCGCGACTCGGCCACGAACGCGCACGCTGGTGCATGGCAAAGACAGACGCAGAACGTGAATCGCGCCGCGTTACGGTCGCCGGGATTGGGCGCGAGATTGAAAACGAACTGGAATTTTTGGGGTTTGGCAAGTTGACGCCCGCCGAACTGGCGATGTCAGATGACCAACTGCTGGCGGAATTGACCGCGTAGACAAAGTAAAGGCCGGGAGCGACGAACTCCCAGCCACACAGACGGACAAACGAGGATAAGACAAATGTACCAAACAGACAAAGCATTTTCGTATCAGGATCAATCAGACATGACGCAGCCGTATCAAGTGCGCACGGGTTGCGGCCACGTAGTGACGCGCCGGATGCGTCCTTCGACAGCCGGAGTCCCCTACACGCCGGAAACGGTCATCGAAGCGCCTAACGGGGCACCGTGCGCGAACTGCGGCCGCATTGCTACAGGACAGACATTCAACGTGGGCGACCGGGTGACATTCACGAACGATTATGGCGTAGAGTTCCCCGGCAAGGTGATTACCGGGTCTGAATATTGGGAATGGAGTCACTCGCCCACGGTTCAGCGGTACTTCTTCGAGCCGTCCGATGCGCCCTGGTTCAGCGTTCCGGCGCGTAACCTCACGGCGGTGGCGTAAACATGGCGATCACAATCGAACGCGATTTTGCCCCGGCTGACCGTTATCTGTATGACACGAAACTGAAGGGATATGCGCAGGTCGATTCCCGTCAGGATGCCAGCTATTTCGGCACCTGGATAAATCCTAAAACGCGCATCCTGTTTAACTATTGCGAGGGTGATTGTACCGTGACGAAATGCGACACTGATGCGGAGTTGCTGGCGGAACTAGACCGCATGGAGAAATGGAACGCAGAAAACGGCACCCGGCGCTATTCCAACGGCAAAGCCATTGCCATAGACCCCGGCTTTAGCGCGGAACTGATGGCTGCTTGCCACGCTGCCGGGTTGGGCGATTACATCCACTAGGCAGCCGGAAGCTCTGCCGCTACGGTGGCAGGGTTTCCGCCGATCTGGTGGCGGCTGAACATATCGCGTCACGCGGGAAGCTTCCGCGTGGCCAGCAAATACTTCACGGAGGCGTTGTCTTTGTTGATCGCAGCCGCGATTTGCTGGTGGCTTGTTCAGTTCGCTCATTCGCCCCCATTTCAAAACTCCAGCACTTCCTGCAAAAGACGCTTGGCCGCAATTTCGCAGGCCGCTTCGTCAATCTCCACGCCTATCGCCTTGCGCCCCAACTCTTTAGCAGCTAAAAGCGTCGTCCCGTAGCCCATGTAAGGGTCGAGGATCAAGTCTCCCTCGCGGCTGTAATCGGCCACGATGCACCGCAGCAGACCGGTCGGCTTGCCGCCCATGCGTTCGGTCTGCCCGATCCAGCCGGGACGCGCCACGTATCCACCTGGCAAGGTGCCCCACTTCGACTGTGCTGCGGTTCTCGCCACGATCAGCCACGTTGTCCAGGAACACGGGCCGTCACCGCTTAGGCGCACGGTCGAACCGGGAGCAAAGTACGGCAACGGCGCGAACACGTATCGCCCAGCCGCCTCGAGTTCTCGGCAATACACCGGGGCAAGTGAATGGTCCGTCATTGCGACGATCCAGCCAGAGCAAGCGGCAATAAACCGCCCAACAGCCGCGCTGCAATCGGCTTCGGTGAATGGCGAATAACTCAAAGCAGAGCGCTTGGCCGTATCTTTACCTTCTCCAGCGTGTCCGCTTGCGCTGGCATTGTGGCCCTTGTGGGTGCGTTCGCTGAATGGCGGGTCGGTTATGACATGGTCGACTATTCCCAGCCCCGGCAAAATGTCTTCGCACCGTCCGTGAAAAATGGTAATTCCCGCGTGTTCGTAATACGGCTTCATTCCTCACCCCACAATCTGCTGACATCAGGCCAGCCCGGACACCCACGGCAGTACCAGCAGCCGCAACTAGGCCACGGTATCGCAGGTTTACCGCCCAGCCCACAAATCTTCAGATCCTCGGCAAACTCATCCGAGAGCGCCTGCCGCAGTCCGCGTTCCTCCGGGTGCCCTGCCAGCAGCAAGGTCGCGTACTCGACCTGTGCGTCCCGGCACCGTTGCAGTTCCGCGCTCATGGCTGGCATGTGGCCCTCAATACCGCCTCGGAAATTAGGGCCGGTGTGGCAGTGAGCATAAATCGGGCGTGTGTCAGCTTGCTGTCATTCAGCGCCACCCATTGCCGGTAAAGGTCATCGCTGACAACCTCCCACCACTGCTCATCCGTCAGCCGCCTCATCAACTCGTCGGCGTCGTCGCGGGATGTAAACGGGGAAAATCCAGCCAAGCAAGCCGGAAGCTGCTCGCAATCAAGCCAGCATTCCCGCCCGCAGGCGTCAGTGCCCCATACCCAGCCCATGACCTTCTCGGCCAGCTCTATCGTTTTCTGTTCGTTCGTCATTTCCATGTCATCCCCGTCCTTTTCTCCAACGCTTCGAGTTCGTCCCACCGCTTCAGCCGCCGGAACGTGTAGCCCGCCGTTCGGATCTCAGCCGGTCCATACTGTTCCAAATTCGCCGCATAAATCCGCGCATACCGCAGGTTCGCGGCGTCGTGCGTCTCGGTCGCCTGCTGGATTGTGGTGGCTGGTTTTATGGCTTGTAAACCCGCGCCAGCGGCTTCATGCGTCCCCCGGCTCCCGTCCCCGGTCGTGAGTGGCCCCGCAGCCCTGCTCCCCGCCGCACTTGATCGCCGTTAGCCCCGGACACCGGATAAACCGCCGGCAACGCGGACAGATCGACACCAGCACGGCGTTCGGGTCGGCCTTCGGCTTCGTCGGTTCTTTAATTTTCATCGCTTGCCGCCTGGTCAAATCTCGTTAGTGCTTTGTGGTGCCACAGTTCCTCATAGGTGCCAGCTGCGCCAAACCGATTTTTCGCCAGCTTAAGCCAAGTACGTATCGGACCTGCTGCCATGCGTTTTGGGTCGTTCTTAGCCTGCGAAAAGTCCTCGGCGTCGTAGTACAGCAGCATGATCCCCGCCGCGTCTTCCTCAATTGCGCCAGATCCTCGCAAGTCGTTCATTTCCAGTTCGGCGCGTTTGTCAGATGCGCTGTTCCTGCTAACTTGGGAAACCAGAATCAGAGGAACATTTAGTTCAACCGCGATTTCTTTTGTTGCGCGAGATATGGCCGTGAACTTTTCGTAGTCGCCGCCCCTTAGCTTTCCAGTCGCGCCCATCAGTTGCATGTGATCCACGATCACCAGCCCAATACCTGCCCGATCCTTCATGCGCTTCGACTCCGCAACCAAAAACTCTGGCGTTACCCCGGTTTTGGTTGTCACGTAGAACGGGACGCGGGAAAACTTCTCCGTGGCTTGGCGCAGGTCACGTTCCATGTCTTTGGCGTCCAGGCTTGTCGGGTGATGCTTCCGCAGCCATGCGTACCGCGTCAGATCAGCGCGGGCCTCTATGCCGGCCATGCGCTGAAATGCGTCCCTGTGCCCCATCTCCATCGAGAACAGCAGCGGGGGCACTCGGTTTGCAATCGCCGTTCCTGCGAACTGAAGAGCCAATGACGTTTTCCCTTGCCCTGTCCGCGCCCCTATCACGTACACTTCACCGGGCCTCAACCCCTTCAGTTGCGAAGTGAGATTCGGGAATGGTGTCGGGATGCCCTCAACCTCTACCGACTTCCAGAACCCATCGAAGCCTCCGGCCTCGCGAACGCATTGGGCAAACGTTCGCATGTACTTGTCGTTTTCATGCGGAACTTCGCTGACGAACTCCCAGTCAGGCGTCCATTCCTCCGCGTCCCGCCACAGTTGCCGCAGGTCCGATCCGGTCTTCCCTGATGCCAGAAAATCAGATACATCGCCCTTGAGCGGCAGATCTGGCATCTCGACAACCTTCACAGATGCCGCCACTGACGCCAGCAGCCCCGCCACGGCCTCCGCGTGCTTCCTCCCTGCCTCGTCGTTGTCGGGAAAGATTGCAACGTGTTTGGCGGCGAAATATGAAACTAGTTCCGGGTGAAAATTTCCGGCCCCTCCGTTGTTGCACGTGGCCACCCATCCGGCCCTTATCAGGTTCAGGCAATCCTTCTCGCCTTCGCAAATGCCGACAACGTTAGCCGCAAGCATTTCCGGCAGCCGAAATGGCAACGGCTTAACCTTGCCAAGTCCCCATTTCCATTTCCCACCCGGCTCCGGCCTGCGTTGCAGGAAACGCTTGCGCCCGTCAGCCCCCGGAGTTTTCCTGACCACCTGATAAACCAAATTCCCATCGGCGTCGCGGTAATCGTAAGTTGCTACGATCTCCCTGTCCTGCCAATCGTCTTTCGGTCGCCCTACAATTTCGTAGACAGTAGCCTTCGCCACGACAAAGTCGCACGCGGAAAGCTCCATCTCCAAACTAAACACGTCCCAGCCTCGGTTGCATTGGCTATGGCAATAGGATCGCCCGGTTTCAGGCTCCAGTGAAAAATTCAGATCCTTGCCATCATGCACGGGACACGGCCCGCGTACATCGCCCTGAATTTTCCGCAGCCCCGGCACCCGAACCCGGTAGTATTGGGCGATTTCAGTTTCAGTAAGTTCAATCATCGGATGAAATCCCCTTTTTTTAAATTCCTCATGATGGCGTCAGGGTGCGGACGCCCCCCAAGTTGCCCCGGCCAAAGTTCTTGCGGCTTGGCCGACTCCAGCGCAGAAACTTCCCACATCCCCTCACGCAGCCACCGCCGCGCCGAAACCCTGTACCCTGGTTCCTTCTCCTCCCGATCAGCACGGCACGCCTCAACCGCTGCCATAATCTGCTTTCGTATCGCTACGGTCTTGGCAACCGACCGCGCAGCCTTCAGCGCAGGTCCGGGTAAATCGTCATCAGGTCGTCGCAACCATTTCGGCCAAAAATCAGTTTGAAACCAAATATCGACAGCGCCCGCTTTTGGCGCGGAAAGGGGTGTAGGGGTTTCTTCTGTATCTGTAGTCTGTACTCTGTACTCTGGGGGCGTTTCAATCTGGTTTCCTGAAACGTTTCGTTGCCGTTCCCGAAACTGTTTCACGCGGTTCGTTGAAACGTCCGATTGGTATTGATGCTCGTTCCAGTCATGCGCTCGAAATGTTCCATCTGCTTGCTGCTCAATAAGTTGCGGTAATGCAGTGATGGCCTTGCGTACCTGCTCATCGGTCATGCGGAGTTTGAATGCGATATCAGGTACGGCAGGGATAACGCCGTCGCCGTCCTTTGCCAAACACCACAAATTTATCAGGTTTTTGAAATCTTTCGGTGCCAACAGCTGAATTTTTGCGTTGTCGCGCAACGAAGTATGAATGCGAAACCAGCTCATTAGAACCTCACCGACCGGGCCGCAAGGATCGCAAGCTTGTACATATCGGAGTAGTCGTGGTCACACTGGCCGCAGGACCAAAAGCGGTTTTCGTCATCAGTGCAGTGGTAGTCGGTGTCTAGGCAGAACGTGCAAAACGTGTCTTGCTGGACAATCGCTTGATACTCTTTGCAGGCAGGACCACCAACCAACAAAAGCAGATCAATGTCAGCAGCAGAGCAAAACGTGATGGACTTGCGTTCCTGCCGCAAGATCTCTCCTGTTGGCTTTACCTCGGCCCACCAATGAAATCGCGGTAGGTAGAAGTCAGGGAGGTACCGGGCACCACTCGCAAGTTCCAGCCCTTCCGGTTCATACTCCCACTCAATCCCCATCGCCGTAAAGAAGATCGACCACCGGGCCTCAGTGCGGCTCCTGAAGGTAATCCCTTTGTACGTGGTTGGTATTGCGGTAACGCGCTGTATGTGCGTTGGGTCAAACGCTTCGGACCTTCGCAGAATTTCTTCCGGGTCCATGCCGTTATCAGGTGCCGGGGCACCGTCGAAAGTTTCCATTGTTCATCCCG